CGAAAATACAAAATGACAAATACACTGAACACCCTTCAGTACAGTCACACACACAACACCCAGGGACTAGACGTAGTCCCCGGGTGCTCGAGCAATCGAGAAATCAAAACCAACTGCAATGGCGTTGGCAGCGAACAAACCAACGGAGAGACGGACTCCGAACAAACAAAAATGATCCACATTACGAATATTAGCGGCCAACCAGGCTGCACTACCATTAGAGTAGGTGCTACTGGCGGGTGCTGGAGATCTATCCCTAGGTGGGATCAAGCATTGGATTACATGGCATGGCGTGGTTTCAAATGCGATTATAGAGCTGGTCCTGATGACCACTCTTTTGCACCCGCGATCACGCTAACTGAGACCATTGAATTGATCCGTTTGAGCATGGACTTAAATGAAGAATTTTTACAAACAGGACAACGAGGTCCAGTTGAATTGCAACACGACCCGGGTTGCAACGGTGACTTGTGTGCAATGATGAGTTGCGGATCCAGCTGGGTTTCTGACACAACTCTCAGGGGCCCCTCCTACAATTTGTGTTGGACTGGTTCCGATCTTCTGCACATAACTTTGGACTACCAAACTGGCAAATTGACGCTCGCTCAACTAGAAGACCGATTGACCGATTATTTAGAAGAGTGGGAATCAAGACAAATTAGCCAAGAGCCACACCCACCGCAAGATGGCATCTTTGAAACAAAAGTAATCAATCAATGCACTACGCTTACATCAGCAATTGGATGTTGCCTGGGGCACATAGTCGGGACCAACCCTCATGCAAAGTGTTCGAGTGAAGCAGATTCGCCGCAGCTTGAACGCAAACAAGTTGCAACCACGCTCGAACAAGTTCCAAAGATTCATGAGCAGGAATGTGGTTCTGAGCTTCTAGCAAGCCAGAAGAAGACTGGCGAGTGCGACACACACGAAAAGCAAGAACTTGAAGGAACAAAACTGGACGCTTCAAAGCCAGTAAGCCATACCCCGACCGCCATCATTCCAGATCCGAAATTCTGTGGCATTCAAGTGGGAGAATCAGGTGGTTGTTGGCGAACCATCCCTCGATGGGATCTGGCCCTCGATTCCATGATGAGTGCAGGGATGAAGTTTGACATCGAAACGGAAGATGCGAACGGGAATTGGGGCTCAACCCTCCCTTTGGAAGACACCATTGAAATGCTGCAATTCGTCATAGACTTGGTGGACGGTGATGATTCAGACTGCGATTCTGAAGAAGAGAATTCAATTAGTGACGATGAAGCTTATGACAGTGATGACAGTTGCTTTGTACGACCCTCCCTCACCAAACAAAAACACGACCCGCAACATCAGGCTGAAATTTGGCTGGACAACTATGGAGAACCCATTGACCTTTTCTCAGCTTACTACCTAGTGGAGTGGGCCGGAGACAACATGTTACACATCTCCTACGACGAGGAAGAGGGGATGCTGACACTCGTCCAATTGGAAGAAGAGTTGACAGCAATTTACGAAAAGCAATTGAAATTAAAGCCCAGAATTACGGTCGCTGAACAAATCAACAGACTAGACTGGGTTGCACTTGAGAAACTAGCTGACGAAGAGGGAGAAGAAGCAATGCAAAAAATAGTTGACAAAGTAGTGCGAGACACTAAAGACAACTTACGAGACGAATCTAACTCCTCTGAAATACTAGTCGGCATCGATCCCACCTACTTACTGGCAACTGAATTCATGGAATCTCTCAGTCTGTCGGTAGACGATGCCACCAGCATCCGGTATCAAGAGGCAGTGGACAGCCATGATTTGAGATTGGTCAACAACACTTTCGCTAGAATTGAATTGAACTCGGTTAAGACCGTCAAACCATCAAGGAAGCTGATTGGAGGTGCTTATTCGTCAATATCTACCATGTCCTTCATTACCGACAGATCTACACCCGGTAATGCCGATTTTGAGTTCCTAAGTGACGTAGCCGCAGCTTATTGTTTCAATAATACGCTGGATTCCGAGGTCACGTACGGTCAGGAAGTATTTGAGAGACTGATGAAACAAAAATGGTTCTCAATCACTCCGACCAACAAGCTCACCTACTATGTATCAACAGAACCAGAAGTTGATCAAATGTTCATGCATGATTTCACTTACTTCATAGCCCCAGTTACAACCAAAGACAATTCTGGCACATTGCCAAATAATCTAGGTTGGCACAAGACCGTGAACGGGATTACATACTGGGCTTTTGAAGGCACAACGGAAGGAAAAACTATTAATAGACTCGCTGGCATCGCTGCAGGCGAAAACGCAGTTGAAATACAGGGAGTCCATTTCCATTGCGTGGCTAGGAAAATATTTAATGCGATGCAAGTAGTTGTGTTAACCCCACTCAAGTACAACCAAATCACAGCGCTAGAATCTCAAGAAATGTACTTTGACATTCCAGTTCTTGATCATAACATTTTGTCGAACTTGGGTTTCCCGATGCTCACTACTTCGCGAGAAAGACTTAACAAAGATCTTCTCAATCGATTGATGACCAAAAATGTGACTGGGAAGGTGTCAAAAGACTTACTTATAGAATACGGCATGTCGCTTTCATGGTTCAGTTACAACAAGCGAGGTGTCGAGTTGGCTAATACGAAGATAGAACCGCATGATGTTGATACTCATGTGTACGTTGCTAGAGTGTTAGGAGCGCGAGAAGAATTCACTGATTGGGTGCATTCTAAAGTCCTCGTGCCAGGCCTTCCAAAAATGGCCACAGCCTTCTTAGCAGCCACGTTGTCCACTTTGCTGGAAGCAACCTCATCATTACAAGGTGACAAAATGGAGGCGTTCGTTTCAAATATGATGGACAAAGTCAGAGTGCCTTCCATGAAATCCTTGCTCGGTTCAACGCTCGAGAATTGGATGAGCATCGATGTCTGGACGCATGGGTCACACGTATATGAATTCCACAGCAATGGAGTTACCATGTGTGAACACCATGCAATGTGCGTCGAACCAACAACAGAATGGCAGTGTTGGTGCTGTTTGGCAATGACTGCTAACGGGCCACATGCTCGTTGTGCTTGCTGCACTACTTTGTCTAGGAAATGTTACCACGACATTGATCCCGAAAACCACAAGGATGGCAACTTGAATTGTGACTGTTGTGGTGAGATGTCCAAAACTAAACTTTGTGATGATTGTTTATTGATACGCGACATAAAAATCACCAGCACAGAAGCCCCGATCCCAACAAAGGGCCTCAAAATTGCACCCCACCGTACCCTCAACAAAGAAACCTTCCCTCCGTTGCCCGAATTGCCAAGTAAACCAAGTAAGCGTCAACCCAAAGAAATCACAGCATCACACGCTGAAATGGCTCAATTTGTTCCTCCCAATGCGTTAGCAATAATGCTCGGACGTGTCGCCCTAGACGAAATTGCTAACCTCACTCCCGGAAAGGATAGGTTCAGTGTTATACCCTTTATTACATTGAACATGCCGGTACAATCAGTCATGGACTTCACCATCAGCCACGAACTAGATGTGACCACTTATGATTGTGGTGTGGATGCAGTCAGATATTATACCGGCGCCAATATGACAGAAATGAGAATTAAAGCCACTATTGGGAAAACGAGAGGCCTAGGCACGTTGGAAATAGTCAAGTTGCTGTCTGAAGATAGACTCAACTCTGCGGTGGTCGATGCAACAGGGGTTTACTTTAAAAGAGTCAACGCCTCAGAAGAATTCGCTGTGATAATTCACGAAACAGCAACTCAAATCAAGAACCCAGCCAACCATTGGCTGGTGGGGCGCCTGCGCTGGAAGACTGGTGCGGGTGTGAGATATTACGGAGACCCTCTGAGTAACTCCGCTACGCACGACGCAGCCGCGTATTCACTGTTCGCTGCCGAATTCCAAGAACTGTCACCAGATGAAAAAGCGTTTTTGGCATACACGTTAATAACCAAACACAATGTGGAAATCAAAGAAACTGCAAACCTACCAGATTTCGTTGAGGGTAAAATTACGAATTCGCTCAAACACGACCCACGCTCCGGACTCTACAATTTCAAAATCCCTAAGCCATTCACCAAATATGCACAAGCCATGGTGACGGCAGTCAAAACGCGATCAATTCCAAATGAACTGGTGGCGGTCTGGGATGTTGATTTAAAATCCGTGGGAGACGTTGAAAACAACCTTGAACATGGCTTTAGAGATAAGTGTCTGACCATCGCACGATTCATGTACCAACCACAAGTCAATGGTAGACCAAAAAGATTCGACGTTCTCACAGATGAAAAAACCTCCACTCAATACATTGATCTCTCGACAACCAAGTGCAAGAATGGCGATGTGGTAATGTTAAGGTGGGGAGCTGAATATAAACCAGTGGCACTCAATCTGCAAAATGGAAAGCAAAAAGTACATTCTAGTGTGCAAGCCCGTTTCAACCATGTGGACGTTTTGATCCCAAAGGCCAGTATAATGAGCGCTATTATCAGTTTAATCAGTTACGCGAAATGCAAAATAACTTCCAACGACCTAGAAGCGGTGATGCGACTCAACGCAACGCGTGCAACGTCGGGTCCCGGGGGTTGCGGTAAATCCACTAGAGTGGGCAAGTTCCTTAAAGAAAATCCAACTCTCAAAGCTTTGTGTGTGGCCACCACTTCTGGCGGTGTTGAATCACTGGCTAAAAAGACTGCTCGTTCAATACCTGTTCTTTCCTTTGAAAAAGCGACCTACCTAGAACAAGAGACGAAGTATGACATGATTATTATCGATGAGTGTACAACAGTCATACCGTGGACACTCGCTTTGATCATGCAACCTGGAGTTCCCATCTGGTTCCTGGGTGACCCCACCCAAATTTCGGTGATTGACTTTAATCCAAGTGGCGGCGCAAGAGCTGGAGTTAATTTATTGCAGTATTATGAAAGATTTGGTGAAGTCGAAAAAATCACGGGATCATTTAGATATGGTGTGACACTTTGCAATAAATTGGCTGAACATCCAGCCATGCGAGATTTGCATTCATTGCGTGAAGAAGGTGACACTGATGTTAGAGAGCGATTCTTGACAAGAATGGTGCCTATGGAAGTGACAGACATTTTTGAGAGATGTGACGTTATCCTTTGTTTTTACAATGAACACGTGGAATTGTTAAAACGCATTGTGGGCAGGTTGAGGGTAGTAAAAATTTGCACTGTCCACTCTTTCCAAGGTCTTGAATCCAAACACGTCGGCGTATTACAGATGAGTCTTGACATGCCTGCAGACACCCACCTATCTTTCGGCCACTGTATTTCAGCCGCAACGAGGGCGGTTGACAGCTTGACTTGGCTGAGTGTAGGTTGCTTCAACGATCAGACACCCCTCGCCAAACGTCTTGGATCTTACATTGGTAGCATGAACTGGAGTGACATTATGTCCCTCAATTTAATGAGCCAAGAAAACTTGGATGTGCCGTTGGCACTTCCGACTGTCACCACACAAGATGGGGAAATTCAATTGAACGCAGAAGAACAACTGTCATTAATCATTGAAGCTGTGAACAATCAAGAAAAATTGCGGGAGTTTGACCCTTTGAAGTTTGATTCGCAACTGTTCTCACAAGTGGCTTATCACTATGCAAAGTTCCTTGGCGTGACACTTGATTACGAACCAAATTCCCACTTCGAAATTAACCTCAAAGTCATGATGAAATCGGCTAACATCAAATACAATTTCATTACGCAAGAGTTTGACCTCTCAGCCATACCCAACGCTACGTGGCGAAACGGTTTTGACTGTATGCTTGCAAACTGTTGTGTGGCGGACGTTCCACCCCAACCAACCACCGTGCTGAAAACTGAAATCATTGTTAAAAGTCGAGTGCGAATTTTATCCTTGTATGAGAAGATTAGAAAAGCAAACAACCTAGAGACCAAGTTAACGGACAACTTGGGGGTGGAATGGACAATAACCACAGTTGGTAACTCATGCGCCGCTTGCGCGGAAATGCACTTTAGCTCAAGAGTGGGTGAAGCAGTCATTAGCAAGGACTATCTATCTGACGAACCCAGAACCATCTCTGGAACGGCCGCTTACTTAGTTAATGATCTGATGCATGCAAGCGAGTGGTCTCTGCTTGATTCGAGGTTTGATGACAAGCAAATATCCCAAGCGATCCTAACTGAACGCATCCACACCTGGTTTAAAGACACTCCATCACAAATTACTGGTTTTGGATCATGGATGCACTACAATAAATATGAGAATCAGATGCTCCGTGCAAGATTGCGCAAAGAGCTGGACATCGAGGTGGCAGTCAACAATTACGATGACTTTAGTACATATCCCTTCATTAAGAAAATCACATCCACCAGTTTGGCCAATCCCTTCAAGTCAACGTGGAAAACCAGCACCATAGATCACGCGACAGACGATCGCATAATTTCAACAGTTAACGGTGAACCAGATCTTGATGACTTAATCTACCAAATGATGTGTAGATTATGTATTAAATACCAAGATCAATACGGTTTACGCATGATTTCCAAATTCCACATGACTAAAGTGGGGGCAAAAGACCTGATCAAATTGCCAGGAATGGCTGAAACTATCGAATGGCATAAGACTAGAAACACAAACACATACAATGAACTGCTTAGCAGAGTTTCAGCGAACAAAGTGAAATCGCTCGCAAACGAGAGTCCTCAATATTACCTGCCTAAAGACGTCTTGGATGCTATGGAGTTGGTCACCAATGTTACTGAGGGCTTCAGTTCAAACCAAAGAAACACGATCTCAGATGCATTCGTCAGCGCAGCTGATTGTTATGCAACTAGACTCATGGCGCTAAATTCGAGAAACAACCTGCATGTACTCAGTTCCACGATTTATCTAGCGTACGTGACTGAAAGGGAACACGTCACTTGCGACTTCTTCCAGCAAGACGATGCGAGCAAAATGCAATTCAAAATGGACAATGCAGTGTATATGAAAATGTTGAGCAAACATGCAGGCAACCTAGCAGCCACGGACCCACGCTACGAAGCAATTCAAGATGAAATAGAAGGTAGGGGTTCTTACCGTAACACGATACCAGACTCTAATAAATCGACTACTGACCTTCTCACTGGACCGTTCATTTTGCAACACCGCGGGCTTGATTTGAAATCAATTCATGAAACTTGGAAGAGTGTCACTTTTTGGGCACCTTTTAACACCGTGCGCCACGGCCAAAGAGTTTTCAAAAAATTAAACAATTCGAACAGATTGTTTGAGGTACATTCGGACATCCTTCTTGCGATGGAACAAGGGCGCTTAATCAAGGGGACAAATTTGAAAGTCCATCTCCTCTCATCACACGGTCAAATAGGCATCTGGAGTCTTAATCACAATTCTGTGTGGATGGAAACTGTTTTCACAGGTCAACGTACAATAACAATAGAGACTCCAACAATCCTTTTAGACCCTGAGGAAATACTCAAGACCCGCGATTTTATCAAGACTCAAATGGTCACATACAACTTTGACCTGGTAGACAATCTTTATAGGCGTTGTCTGAGACCGGGCACGACCTGGGATGATTTGCAGGTTCAGTTGAGGACCCTTATAAACACGTCTCAATTCTCAACGCATAGCGTGTCAGCCCGATATAAAGCAAACATTGCACACGGCAAGGCTTGTTTGCGCCTTGCTTGGTTTACAAGGCAAGCTGACTTACACCGATACTCACTATTAGGTCTTGATGAAGACTCAGTGATCCGACCAAAAGAGGCGGGCTTGCTAATGTTGGGAAAATTCGTCAATAGCGTTCTCCCACAAGGCGATGAACGAGATCTGGCACACGGGCTGGAAGTACTCTTAGATTCTCTTGAGCCATCTTTGACTGGAACGGTGGTGGCACTCATCGAGCAGGTGGTAAAGAAATTTCTCAACAACCTTTGCAAATTAAAAATGGCTCTCTCGTCGGTAAACAAGCGTGTAATAATTGGTGACATAATACAACACTCCCCGCAAGACGTGAACATTTTAGCCAGAGCCCCCAAGCATTGGCACAGAGTCACAGATGGCACACACAAATTCTTTTGGAGAAATGACTGTGAGGCATGTAACTCACAGAACGCTATTGTCTTGCGTTCCCGTTTAGGAGTTGAGATCTTGTCAATGGACGTTAGTCTTGACGGGTGGACAGCAATCATCACTAACGAGTGTCGACACGACAAAACGACTGGCTTGGTGTTTAATGACGCGCACTCCGATACTGCCTCGAGGCCAGAGTGGTTCTCTTACGGGGCAAACAATCACGTAGATGACCTTGACGTTCGCATTGTGCCTACAATTACCCAAAATCCAATCACTTCACAAACACTCAATTACCCACGCGACGCCAGTGTCTTGATTTCACACGGTAGTGTTTGTTCTTTGGTCAGTTGCGTGCTGGAAATAGACAGAAAAGATTTGTTTTCGGACTTGTTGTGTCTAGCAGCTAGGAAAACGAAAATCGTTTTCACCGTCCCAATCTCGCATCTGACGAACGAGCTGACTCACTTGAACACGTATTTTAAAGTAATCACCAATGCAACCGGTCAAATGGTCATGCAAAAAATGGAGATTGACTTCCCTTACTCCGAGCCTACACTATCTGAAAGGCTAGTGCAAACATTAGATGGAGATGACTACATTCTAAAAACCATAGCAAACAGTAGAAAACCTTGGCAGGTACAACTGCAGCGCGAGCCAGATCGTTATACGGGTGAAAGCAACAGAGCTGTGATGGACATTTACGCAGCCAGCCTTGGAATCGAATACCACGAACTAAAAGCAATAACAACTCGCTATGCTATGCCACCACCTCCGGGATTCTCTAAAGTGGCCTTGGTAATTAACAACACGGACGCAGAGTTGGCACTTGCTGGGTATCCACACATTGAATTGCGATTTGAATACAAATGGGGTACGTGGAGTCTAAATCGCCGTGGTCTGGCCGACCGATACAGGGCTTACACACTGGCCTCAACTAAGAGAATTGACCAATTCTCGCAAACCTACGTTTTCACGCAAAAACAAAGTGAAGCACTAGAGAAAAATTTACGGGCGATAGTCGAGTCGATAAATGTGGATAGAGTGTCACCATCGAACCCAAAAGTGCAGTTGTATTGGCCTTTCAAAGGGTCGTGTTGGTCGATCGTTGATATAATTAACATGCACATTGAACCTGGTATTGGGGAAGTTTGGTTCGCCGACGATGTCTTGCACGTAGGGAAAACCACTAATCGTCTTAAAGTAATAGAAGACCCAGATTACTCTTATTTCGATTCTTTGTTGTCGCTGGGTGCAGAAAGTCCCGCTTTGCCACCGGCACTGAACGAAGCATTGTTGCAAACACACGGGTCCAAAGAACCAATCTGGGTGTCAAGTGCATTAGAACTCGTCATGGGCAAAAGAATGTCCGTTGGTAGAGATTTAACAGCCGTAACTAATGTGCATTTTGTAGCGACCACTTTCGTCGAAGGCGCAAAATTGTTTGGTTGGCACATTAAATGGCTGCAAAACTTAAGGGCTCAAATAATGAAATTAGATCCAAAACCAGATGATATTTGGAATGTGTATTCGCTTAAACGTGGATTCGCCCAAAGATCACCAGCTCTAACTGCAGGTCGACATGTGTACATCGGGAAGCGAGACAAAATGTTTGATGACTTGGGCTTCGAGTGTCTTGAGCTCAAGATGGACCCTGGGCGTTTCGGAGCTTGCCTAAGAGTCATTTTTTCGATTTTGCTGCCCTCCTTTAAGAAAGTGTACATTCGTTCAGGGCGCCCAGGATTCCATGTGCTTTACAGTGAAAGAGTGCAAAGAGAATTAGAATCAGAGATGATTAAAGGTAATTACGTTGTGTGTCCGTGGAACACTTTCGGACCCTTCTTGGACGGTATGGTTCTCCAAGATCCGTGGGATCCCACCTTAGCAGCCCAATTCCTTGCTGCTGACATGAACTATGGCTCTGTTTATGGTATTGACGAGGCCAATTACAAATGGTTCAACATCCAAACGTGTTACTACTCACCCAATTCAACTTGGGGTTACTCGAACATGCAACTCAATCCAAATTTAACGCAAATTCAAGGAGCAATGCAAATGGTTCCAATGACTGGAGATACGTATGAGTTCCCGGACGTACCATCATGGATAGCATGGATTTCGACATCTAATCATACAGCTTGTTTGGAAGCGACGGCCCTCCTAGACCCCATGATCATTGTGGCCGAAACCCGAGAACCAAGTTTACCCCAAAAAAGACATTCAAGAGTCGACAAGTGGGTTAAAGAACGACAAGAGCTGCTGGATGAAAAGCCAATTAACGACAACGATTTCATACAAATGTTTCACACAACCTGGACTTGGCCACAACCCTACAACGACCGTCTGTCATTCAAAGTGGCCAGCATAACCAACGTGGGCCAACATCTTGAAATTATGTACAACCCGGCAGTCCAACGATATTGTGCTTCCGACTGCTTTAAATGGTTCATTAACAATGAGAAATCCAAAAACCGACACATTGAATTTGATTGGAATAAGCTGCGTGCGGCGTTCAAATACAAACCATACGTAACCATACTTGAAATTAAGCAAATGTGCCTGGCCCTTAACGTCAATTGTACAATCATCTGCAACAATGTGGTGGAAAAAAGTGTCCTTAACATGGGTCCAGAGTTGTGCATTTGGGTAACCATAGACCACATGGGTTACGAGCATGCACAAGTTGTCAAGCCAAGTTGGCCCCCAGATTTGGTCTGGACTGATGACTCCAACACAATATCAACCGACGTAACGATGGAACAATTGATTGAAAGCTTAAGCAAAGAAAAATTTGTCATGGATCCAGGTTGCGAATTAACGAATATGGTCATCTTGGACATTGATGCATACTTAAATAACAAAACCGGAACACTCCCAAACAATTTGACCGAACAATTCTCCGCCCGTTTGCTCAACGCGCATCAAAGATGTTATGGCAATTTCGACATAATGATGGCTTCCACTATTGGACTAGTCAGCAACTTACACACGACCACGATCAGACACAATTCGAGTCGCATAAGTGGAGCGTTAGACTTGCATAGAGTTCCTTCGTTGATAGCTGGCAAAGTGTATCTATTCCCGACGACAGTTGGTTATGTTGCCAGACTGGTCTGGGAACAAGATGGACTTCCAGTGGTTTTCGGTCCAGACGTTCCAAGTCAGGAATTCGTGCCTTGGGTGGCACTGGACATCGGTGCCACAGTAAGTTCAATTACGCGTGCACCAAAGCGCACATTGAGATCTGGTGCTTCTCTCGGGTTCATAAACCAAGGGTCAAAAACTTGGGGAATGATGAACAACTGGAACGGAGATTTGCCGGTTAACGATTCAGCCGACGTTTTATATCTGGCAGAGTATGATGCAGTCAATCACCATGGTAGACCCATTTTTACGAGTGTAAAAAGAGCGACACCAAACAACATACGAGTACCATCACTTAACTGGCAAGATGGAGCTGACTTGACGTGGACTACCAGTATGTTACAAGCACTCGCGGCTGACGGGCCAATAAGATTGGGCTTGTCGAACGGCTACCCGACAGTACACCCGGCCGCACTCAATCGTTGGACAGGAGAGCATCTAATGAGAATAGCTCATTACCACATCAAAACTAAATGGCAAGATGAAACATCATTGGTCAATGAATGGGCGAAAGTGAAATGGAGAGTGTCAGGCAACAGATTGGTGCCTCAAGCTGATTTGATTTTCGATGCCATAACTTCATTTTACAGAGCCAAAGGATACAATCCAGGTCAAATCACAACGAAGGAGATGGAATGGTCGCGTGGTGAAAAATTACAAACGACAGCAGGCGACATCATGGGCGTCTTAAACATCGCATATCCAAATCACTGCATCGTGGGGCCGCAAGATGCAACACTGAATTGTCAACTGTCGAAAGAGAACTTCGCGATCGAACAAGGACCAACGATCAAGTTTGATGCAACAACAATACATGATCCAGAACGATTTGTAAGTCTGTATTTCCAGATGACAGGGTTTGGTCGACACAGCCCAACTTCAACAGAAGCTACACTGGCTGAACAATTGCGAGATCATACTGAGAATTTTGATCCCGAATACAACTCGCTGGACACCATCAACACGATTGATGGCGTAAAACAAGAAGGTATAGAATCTCAACAATACTGGGCAAAACAAGTTAAAGCAGCAGATAAAGAGGCCGGAGTGAAACATGATGAACAAAACCTGAGAACGAACGATACGCTAGATATAGCACCGGACAAATTGCAAGTGTTGAGCACATTAGACTGTTTGAACACAATCAAAGAACAAAATTGGCAAGAACCAGTCGATACAAGCGATGATGTGCACGCACCATCACATATGCTTGTGGGACAAGGTGTGATGACAACGGCAATCTGCGGTGATTTCTCAGGAAAAATAGTGGGACCTATTGAAATGAACTATTGGGACGATGAGACAGCGATGGTAGATGGTTCGATTCCACTACCTAAAAGAAACATCAAGTTGCGGACTTCTGACAACTTCAGTGGGATTAAACAAATGAACAAGGTAACATTGGCACAATACCCTAGTCATTCTCAACCCGCATATACCAAACGAACGAATGCCGGGGTGGCGGCAGTTAGCGATTTGTTTGGCAGTCATTTGACGTTACGTACAGTTGAGCATAATCCAAAAGAGGATGCTAACTTATTTTCAAAGACTTACTTCATCAAAGAGAGCACCAAACATTTACAATCTACTGGAATCGACGTGAAACAAATACTGCAATGGCTGCGAGAGAGACCAGACAGGCATCAAATTGCTAAAGACGTTGAAGAGTTGTTATCCGAAGGCTTTGATGTGCATGGTTTAGACAGAGTGAAAGTGCATATGAAGTTGGAATCAAGAATGAAAGACGTTCTAATCAACGCCCTCAAACCAGAACCGGTCGATGACATTCGGATGCCAGGTACTATCGAAGAGCAGCGAAACCGTTTAATAGTATGGCAGCGCAAAGGAATTACGCTGATATTTGCCCCACTCTTCGCAACTTTAAAAGACAACTTGAAAAGAGTACTCAAATCAAATGTAGTGTACACTGATGGTATGACGCCAAACCAGATCGCGGCTTTACTCAACACGGTCGACGGGCGAGATTTAATTTTAGTCGAAGATGACTTGGCCAAACAAGATAGGCAGACAGATGCGACATTGATAGCGACAGAAATGGAAATATACAAAATTTTGGGCGCAAATCCGGCGTTAATTGAGGTTTGGAGTCTCGTCCATAAACAGTGGAAAGCGAAGGGGCTGGGTCTAAGATTTGAAGGAGATGCGAGTCGTCATACTGGTCAAGCCACCACTGCCCTAGGAAACGTTATAGTCAACCTCCTAGTGCACATGCATTTTGTACAAAAAATGGGTTCGAGCTTGAAATTGATGTTGGTCCTAGGAGATGACAACATCATGTTGTGCAAACGAGGAGTGACGTCTAAACAAGTGAGTGAGAACAGCGCTCGACACTTTAACATGGTGTCCAAACCATTTATTAACCCTCACTACGGGACGTTCCTGCGGATGATCGTTTATAGAAACTCTATGGGTCAAATGGAATGTGGGCCCGACATAGTACGTCTAGAGCGTAGACACGAAGTGATGAACGGAACAGGTGCAATTAAATTTGCTTACTACGCAGTAGGCATACCATCAGGAGAAGGCAAAACGAAATTGGCAGAGCAACTTCCTGGACTGTTTGTCGATCACGATTCTCTTATAGACAAAGAAAAAGCTGAAAAATTGAGACCCATTCAGCCAGGCGGAGACTGGACACGAATGAACTCTTACCTGCGTTCAGCACCAAACCCAGACGACTTGCGCGGAAGGTTGTTGCTGACGTGGAGTCGCGACACGTGTCCAGAAGAGTGTGAGTTTCTCGGGAATTATGTGTTAGCCAAAGCACCTAAAATCAAGGATGACAGCCATGACAAGACCATAATGGCGATGAATCGTCTTGTCGCCTTGAATGACGACATCGCGTACGTCATGAACACTAGAACCGAAAGAAATGATAAACTCAAAGAGTTGATTTTGCAGTTGAGACAAGGAACCACCACAGAAACGATTGAATTGCGGAACATGAGTTATGCCGTGATGCTAGGAGGTTTGCCCTCATTGCAAAAATGTGCAGTGCAAAGAGGGTGGCCGATAAAATTACAAATGTGGTATGAATACAGCTCCTTAATTGCCGTTACTGCTTTGAAATACAACACCACGGCGGATGATATCGAACAGCACTTGAATCGGTTGGTGGGCCGAATGTTGAGACCACAAATATTCATCAATTCCAAGTTAATGATGACCAGCGACAATCATTAAATGGCTTAATCATACTACCATGGACAGCATTAAAAAGAAAAATAAACAAGTGTGTGTGCC